TTCCATGGTTACTTCCTAGTACATCTGTGACGCCGAGATATTGCAAAACTTCTTGTGTTGATTTTCTATCGTCATCAAGATTTCCAACCATTTCATCAATTGTTCCTGCATTAAAACCACCAAGTTGGGGAAGGTCAATCTCATCACCAATTTGAATTGTTTGGTGAGGCTTCCATTTAGCTAAAAACTTTCCTACAACCTTCACGCTCTTTTCACAAAAGAACGGTGCTTGTAAATCGCTTATGAAAGCGACGCGTTTCACTTAATCGTCGTCCTCATCAAAGTCATCTAAAGGATTTTTTATCGGGTCTGTTGTGTCAACAATCCAATCCGGATAACTAGACCTATCCATTGCAAATGCTAAAGCTGTTCCTTCGTCCATGCCTGATTTTCGGCAAGCCATGTAAACCTCATTAGCTGCAATTGCCCAGAAATCTAACTTTGTAAGTACAGGCTCTTTAGTAGTCCTGCGTCTTTTAGCTATTTTCTTTTTTGGTTTCCTTTTGGTTGCCATAGTTTTATTTTACTTCCTGCTAATGACAATAAAGAGTTCATCTATGCGATTTGAAAGGTGTGTTGTTTCTTTTTGTAAATCGGTCAACTGGTCTTTCATCGAGCTTCCGCCATTCGGGCGAAGTTCATTTAGCCAACCTTTTACTAGCCAGCGCAAGCCAGCCAGTAATCCAATAAGTGTTGTGGTAATTCCAGCTGCAAAGCCAGCCCACTCAAGGGCTGACATTACTCTTTACTGCCTATGCCAAATGCTGTGTCGTCTGGATTTAAAGCTCTTAATAGAGGTGCTGCAAAAGCCACTAAAAATGCCTTCCAAATATCATCAAATGAACCTAAAGGATTTGTTACATATACGGTTGCCAAACAAACAAATGCGCTTCGTGCGTATGATTGTATTGCTTGATTGTGCTTCTTACTTATCTTCATTCTGTATCCTCATCTGGTAGGTCGATTTCTTCAACAATATTGTTATTTGGCTTGGTTGGGTCGTAGCCGCCAATGCCGTAGGTAATTATTTTCATTATGCAAACCTTGCCCATACATAAGGACTGGCCTCAAAAGGAGATGATGTTGTAGATATATTTGATGGGAAAGCCCCTGTTACGCTATTTTGGTAGAAAGAATTATTGAGCGTTCCTGTAGCTGTGCTTGAACCAAACATATACACGTTACTTGCAGTCTGTCCGCTTGCTTGACCCCAATAAGCCGCAGTAGTTGGGGTAGTTTGTTGGCAAAAGGCCAACCAATAAAACCCCTTATTCAAACTTTGACTAACTGTAATTTGTAAAGTTGTGTTGATTGCAGTAAATGATACTGTCCCAGCGTCTAAAACTAGAGCGTTGGGCTTACCATTAAGACTATCGTAAATGCCCAATCTAACAGACGAAGTTCCAACAAATGCAGCGCCGCTAACTGCCGCTAATCTATCTAATGTAAGCGTACGGTCTAAATAAATCGGAGTTAACAATAATCTATTTGTTGTAGGGCTTATTGAAGTTGAAAGAGTTGTACTAGGTGTTCTATAATAGTTACCCGTCAGTTTTGCTAATGATGGTATTGAATCAAAAGTATCTTTAACCGCATTAGCAGTTGCAGCAGTTGTTGTGCTTGTACTAGATACTGAATCTGTTAATTGCAATACTCCAACAGCAGATGTTGTGCCAGTAGATACTGAAAGATTTGCAGCAGTTGAAGTGCCAGCATTTGTTATTGGCGCATTGACTGTGACAACACCTGATGACCCAGTTGCACCCGTTGCGCCAGTTGCACCCGTTGCCCCTGTATTTCCTGTATCGCCCTTAACTCCTTGAATGCCTTGTATGCCTTGAATACCTTGTGCACCAGTAGCCCCTGTTGCTCCAGTTGCACCTGTTGCCCCTTGCGTGCCTACTTCTGAAACAGTAACTGTGTTATTAATAGGAGTAACTGTCACAGAATTGACTACCTCAGTAACTATTAAGGTTTCATCACTCATCTAGTTACCTCGGCTGATACTATGACTGAACCCTGTACTAAACGAGTAACTATTCCTGCGCCTGAAGTAATCTCTAAGTCATATACATAGGTGTTGGCTATCAAATCTCTAGTTTGGGCAGCGGTTATTGTAATGCTGATTAGACCTGTTGCCCCTGTGATAACAATTCCACTAGACGGGCTTGATAATGACAGTAAAGTTGTCGCTGAGTTGACTGTTTCTCTGATTTGTAACGCAGCCGTGTAACCAGTAAGGTTAATAACAGCCCCAGTTGAATCTTTGTAGTTCAATGCCAATGTATATGTTGAACCTTGGTCAATAAGTATGTTGTATTTTTCAGCCAATTTTGCCCCCTAGTAGTGGTATGTCAAAGAAATCTGAATTGTTATCTTGGTTTTTCCTAAAACTGCAATGTATGTGATGGGTATGAGGTGAAAAGCCCCTGTACTTTCTCCATTTGTAATTTAATATTGGGGAAGCAATCATGCCCATATGGATTACATAAGATATGCGTCCGTAATCTTTAGCGTAGAGTCTAAGCTGATTTGCCAAATAAATTGAATCCCCTTTGTTGTCAGAAAGGCGAGCGTCAATGTCAATTGCTCTAACGACGAAATTGGCTTTTGAATCGGGTATGTGGTCGCTTTTACCTGCTTGTTGATGACGCAAATCAGCAATCCACCCATCACTCCGACGAACGCGGTTCGGGTATGAGTCATCTATTTGCTCGCGTAGCTGTGCAGCCGCCTTTGATAACCATGGTTTCATTATGAGAGAAGGAGTTTTGCTTCGTCCTCGGTAATGCCTAAACGATTTAATAAATCAGATTTCGCTTGATTTTTTGCCAAAAACTTTTCATATTGTTTTTTTTCATTTTCAACAATTATTTCATGCGCCGCAAACTCATCATCGGTCATTTCTCTCTCGATAATTTTGCCTGATTCTAAATCGTGTATTTGTATGTTTGGTTTAGTCATTTTATGATACTCCATATAGTATGATTTTGCCGCCATTAGTATTTGATTGCGTGGTTGTAAACGTTAAAGCGTTGATTGCATCTGTACTTGCTATTGCGCCACCAGCCATTACGCCCATTGGAAATGGTGTTGGTATTGAAGTGTTTTTCATATGCCCAGTTAAAAAAACAGGTTTGTATAAATTAGTGGCAGCATAGTTATAAATCCAAATTGCATAACTTTGCTCACCAGCGGCTTCAAAAGTATTATTACTGAATGTTGTTGGAATAATAGATGATTGACTTTCTCCGCTGTATGTATATTGCCCATAAGTTAAAGTTGTTGCTGTTGTTAAACTGTTAGGGGTAATTGATATGTTGTTGTAACTGCCGGAACCGCTAGAAGTTACTCTATCAATAATAATTAACAAATGTTTATATGAACCTGATATTGACGAAATCGTAGTCGTTGTTCCTGATAGCGTGGTTGTTGAACCGAGTTGAGTCATTCCGCCACCACCCGCGGGAGTTGCCCAAGATGGCACACCGCCAGCAACGGTTAATACTTGACCGGTGCTTCCAATTCCAAGTCTTGCAGGAGTTGAACCGCTTGACGAATAAATGGTGTCCCCAGTAGTTGTCATTGGGTTTACCATTCCGGTAGTGTCTAAATTAGTCCATGCGCTTCCGGTGTAATAAGTCGTTGTGTTTGTATCTTTGAGATAAGCAAACTGCCCCTCTTGAGGCGAAGTTATTGCTGCGTTTCTTGCAGTTGCGTCGGCAAATACCAAAACGCCTTGCATTAAGTATCCGTTTACATCTGCTGCCGATAATACATCTCCTGTATTAAAGGTTTTAAATCCTAATCCTGCTGCCATGTGTGATTCTCCTTAGGGTCTAATTATATCGGTTAATATGACAAAACATCTTCTCCAATGACCCCATAATAAGGGCTGGAAAGAATGAACCCGTCAACAATGGGTTCTAAAGTAGTTAGGTCTGTTTTCCAAGAATTGGCGGTTATTGTGTGAGCAATGCCTTGAATTTGCAAATTTTTCACAATTGTAGAGCCGTCAGGTTGAACATTGGAAATTAACACATTGTCAAAATAATCGAAATCCAGAATTGTGGCAGTTGGAACATCTGGGTCAAATAAGTCCAAGCTCATTTCATCAATTCTTATAGTCGTTGTGCTACGGGTGGCAACATATATTGAGGCGATATTTAGAGCTTCAGCGTCGGTGTTAACCACCAAATCTGA